GTATATTTTATAATAAAGGTTATATAACAAGAGGAGTATATCCTATTCCTGTTTACGGAGCTGCTATTCTATCTTGTGAAACTGAGAAAAATATTAATGAGTTCCATTTAAACAATATCAATAATGGATTTATGGGCAATCTTATTATTAACTTTAATAATGGAGAGCCTACAGATGAAATTAGAGAGGAGATTGAGAGGAATATTAATGAGAAGTTCTCTGGTTATCAGAATGCTGGCAGAATATTGATTTCATATAATGCAGATGAGGCAAATAAGACCACAATTGAAAGGTTAGATTCTGATGATTTTGATGAAAAATATCAATCATTATCTGAAAGAACAAGAGATCAAATATTCTGTGCCTTCCGAGCTAATCCTTCGTTGTTCGGTTTAAACTATAGCTCAGGATTTAATGAAAATGAGTTTAATGAAGCATTTAAGCTATATAATCGTACTTTTGTACGCCCAATACAATCAGAAATTTGTGACTCATTTGATAAAATCTTCGGCATTAAGAATAGTATTACTATTGAACCATTTAGTTTAACTCCAAAAGGAATGTCAGAAAATGCAGAAAATGTTGAATAATTATACAGTGTACTGCCATAAGAATATAGCTGATAATAAATTATATTTTGGAATAACATCACTTACTTTAAATAATAGATGGGGAACTAAAGGTCAAGGTTACAAGAATAATCTTTATTTTAGCAGAGCAATTAAAAAATATGGTTGAGATAATTTTGAGCATATTATAATTAGAGATAATCTTCCAGAAGCTTGTGCTAAGACTTTAGAAAAGATTCTGATTTATAAGTATAATACTAGAAATCCAAAATATGGGTATAATTTAACTGATGGAGGAGACGGTACTTGTGGATATTCTTTTTCACAAGATTATAAAGATAGTCTTAGAATTATAAGATCAGGAGAAAATAACTCATTTTATGGTAAACAGCATTCAGATGAAAGCAAGCGTAAAATGAGGGAGGCAAGATTAGGCAAAACTCCTTGAAATAAAGGTATGAAACTCTCAGATAAAGAAAAACAACTAATTTCAGAACGTCAGTGCAAAAAAGTATATAAGTATGATTTAGATGGTAATTTTATTTGTGAGTATAAATCAGCTAAGGAAGCTGGAGAGAAGAATAATGTAGATTCTTCTAGTATATCTAGATCTTGTAGAAAAAATAAACCCTGCAAAAATTATAAATATTATTATGGAATATAGAAATGTACTATTAATATCTGAAGATTATATAAAATCAGAATCTAATTTAGATAATAATGTTTCTGGTAAATATCTTCAGTCTGCAATCAAACTTGCACAAGATATTGAGCTTCAGTCATTAATTGGAACTAAGCTCTTAGAGAAGATTCAGAAATTAGTAATTGATTGGAAAGATCCAAATAAACCAGTTCATCCAATAGAACCTCCTATTTATGATCCAACATCTATAGATGATCCAGAAAATCATAGATATAAAGAATTATTAGATTACTATATTCAGCCTTATTTACTTTATCAAGTATTAAGTGAAATTACTATTCCTATCTCTTTTAAACTTAGTAATTTTGGAGTTATGAGGACTGATGATGAGAAAGATATAGCTGCAGATGCAAGTCAAGTTAATCTTATTAAGAAATATTATAGAGATAAAGCAGATTTCTTTAAAGCAAGACTACAAGATTGGGTTATTACATATTATAATGATTTTCCTGAATTATATTCATATAAACCTCTTAAAGATATGTATCCTAATTTATACAGTTCAAGTAGTTGTGGTATCTGGCTTGGAGGTATACGCTCGAAGGGACTATATAATAATTCTCTAAGATCTAGATATGATTTTCCAAGTTCAAATAAGAATAAGAAAAAGTAATTATGTGGAAAGATATTAAAGACTTTGAAGGTTATTACCAAGTGAGTGATTCTGGAGAAGTTAAATCAGTTGCAAGAGCTAGACTTAGTAAGAATGGGTGTATTTGCCCAGTAAATGAGCGTATTTTAAAACCTAACATTGATAAAGATGGATATAAGTGGGTTACTTTAATGAAAGATAGTAAACCCTACTATTATAGAGTATGTAGATTAGTAGCATATGCTTTTATAGAGAATCCATTTAACTATCCAGTTGTTAATCATAAAAATGAAGTAAAGAATGACGATCGAGTATGTAATCTAGAATGGTGTACTATTTCATATAATACTAGGTATTCAATTTATAAGCAATCTCATAAAATATTATGTAATGATATAGAATATCCATCTATTAATGAATGTGCTCGTAGGTTAAATATAGACTCTAAAAGTATACGTTACTGTTTAAAAACAGGTAGAAAATATAAGAATAAATTAACTTTTAAATACATTTAATATGACGTATTTTGAATTAATAAACAATTTAAAAGCCTGTGCTCTTGAAGAACCTAATATTAATTTTGTAGGAAGTAAAGATATATATGAACTTAATAGTATTCCAACTATTGAATATAATGTATTTTATATAACGCCAAATACATTTAATATGGATGAAGATACTATTACTTACTCATTAAATCTCTATTTTATAGCAAGATGGGATGAGACTGATAATAATCAGCTAGAAGAGCAATCAGCTGGAATATTAGCATTAACTAATATAATTAATCGATTTAATAACCTATATCCAGAAGTTGAAATAGCTTATCCTTTAATTTATACTCCATTCTATCAAAAGTTCAAAGATATTACCTGCGGAGTATTTGTTAGAGTTGATTTCCAAGTTGACAACACATTAGGCTTATGTCAAGACAGTATGTAGTTTATATTCATACTTTTCCAAATGGTAAAAGATATGTTGGATTAACCACTCAGTCAGTAAATAGTAGATGAAGAGGTGGAGAAGGATATAAAGATCAATTTGTTTACAGACCAATTAAAAAGTACGGTTGAAACAATATTAAACACACTATTTATTATGTAAATAGTGAATCGGAAATGAAATATCTTGAAAAATACTTCTTTAGCTATTATAATACTACAGATTTAAGATTTGGTTATAATAGAACTGACACAAGTAATCATCCGATAGTTTCTAATGAAACTAAAGTTATTATTTCTGAATTTGCTAAAACTAGAATAGGAAATAAAAATCCATTTTATGGGAAGCATCATTCAGAAGAAACTAAGGAATTAATACGCAAGAAAAATCAAAACTATGGAACTAAAGCTATTAGTCAATACACTTTAGATGGAAGATTTATAAAATCTTATAAAAGTATAAGATCAGCAGCAAGAGAGTTAAACATAACTTCTTCTTTAATATCTTCAGTTTTAAGTGGCAGACAAAAACAAACTAAAGGATATACCTTTAAGTATGATATGTAATGGAAAATAAATTAAACTGGTTTGGAAAGGTATTAGAATGAGTAGATAAATATGGACTGTGAAAAATAATTAAAGGTGGATTTGGATTTATATTTATTTCTTATGTAATAATTATAAGTACTAATCCAGGAATAATATATGATAAAGTTACAAACTATATAAAAACGGTCCATAATACTAATCAATTAATAAGACAAGAAGCAGATCTTAAGGTTAGATATATCCTTAAAGATCTTTTAAATGATACGAATGCAGATAGAGCTTGAGTTATTGAGTATCATAATGGCACTTCAGGATTAGGAGGACTTCCATTTACTTATGGGATTATGAATAGTGAAGAAACAGAACCTGGAGTTGCTTCAGTTTCTAAACACTATAAAGATTTCCTATTATCTGATTATTTATTTATATTGGAAACATCTAAAAAAGGAGGATGATTGGGAGATGTTGAAGATATAAAGGAATTAGATAGGAGAATGTATTATACATTTAAATCTAATGATGTTAATAAGATTGCAATATTCTATTTAAAGTCAGAAGATAGGGATATTGGAGTTTTAGGATTATCTTATTGTGATAATGAGATGCCAGTTGATACTTGAGTAAAACTAAGAGATGCAGGAATTAAAGTAAGTATAATTTTAAATAAATAAGTTATGAAATATTGGATGAAATATTTAATAGCAATAGTAATTATAATCTTAGTATGTTTAATGGTAAAAGTAATTCCATTTTGGATTACATTAGTACTCATAGCACTTGGTGCAGGATGTCATTTATTTTACCGTTATGTTATGCTTAAAGATATTATTAAATAATGAAATATTTTACTATTAGTGAATTAACAAGATCTGATACAGCTTCTATTAAGAAGATAGATAATACTCCAAATAAAGAGATTACTGAACACCTTATAGAGTTAGTCGAGAAACTTTTAGATCCATTAAGAAGTGATTGGGCAGAGTATTGTGATGTTAATCGGTTGGGGAATCCAGCAATAAGTGTGAATTCAGGTTATAGATGTAATGAGCTTAATAAAGCTGTAGGAGGATCTTTGACATCTGCCCATCTAACAGGATATGCAGCAGATATAATTCCAAGTAACGGTCAAATGAAGATATTCCAAGTATGAATAACAGATGAAATAGAGAATTATAATTTTGACGAATGCTTTATAGAAAAAAGTCGTACATCTCAGTGAGTGCATATTGCTTTATATAGTATTAAAGGACTACAACGAAGAAAAAAAGGTAATTTGTATGTATAGTATATATATTCATTTAAACAAGATTAATGGTAAGAAATATATTGGCATTACTTGTAAGAAGCCAGAAATACGATGAGCAAATGGTCTTGGTTATAGAAAACAGCCGTTTTGAAACGCTATAACAAAATATGGATGGGATAATTTTGAACATATTATAATTAAAGATAATTTGCCAGAACCTTGTGCCAAGACTTTAGAAAAAATTCTTATTCATAAATATAATACTAGAGATCCCAAATATGGATATAATGCTACAGATGGAGGTGACGGCACCTTAGGTATTGCATTCACTCAGGAAAGAAAAGATAAGATTAGAGCCAAATGTATTGGAAGACATCCATCAGAAGAAACTCGAAAAAAGATGAGTAATAGTCATAAAGGTAAAGATTTGAGTTATTTAAATAATTCTTTTGGCAATAATCCTAGAGCTAAAAAAGTAGGTGCGTATAAAGACGATATTCTTATTAAAGAATATGACTGTGCTGTTAGTGCTTCTTTAGATGTTGGAGTTCATAAAAATTCTATTTCTAAAGCAATTAGAGAAGGCTATAAAGTAAAAGGATTTAAATGAAAATACGCTTAAACAGAAATAGGAGGGCATATACCCTCCTATTTTCATTTATTCCATTATTTCAAATAACTTATCATCTTCTTTAGGTATTAGATCTCCTGTTTGTAAGTCTACTAAGAATTTACTATTTTCAGGAATTACATAAACGTAATTTATTCCATTTAAGCATAATTTATATGTTTGATACTTCATATTAGTCAATATAAGTTGCATTAGAAATTTCTGGTTTTGGCATTTCTTCTACTTCTTCCCAGACTAAACCTTTATTCTGGTTTTCTAATTGAACTATTCTATATTCTAGTTCTTCAAGTTTTTTAAATAAATAATCATTCATAATTAATCAAATTTAGAAATAGACATATAATCTTTATCTTTTAATACTTTATCTATAATATCACCAAATCTTTTAGTAGTTTCTTTACATTTGAGTATTCATTTATCCAATTCTTTAATATACTCTTCAGTTTGTTTAATTGTTTCTTTAATATCCGCAATTCTATTTAAATATGAATCTTCCATAGTTTTATATACTTATTAACAATATTAATTGATCTATTTACTTCTTCACTTATTTCCTCTACAGTTAAACCTTGATTATATAATTCTTTAATTTTATTCATTAATTTTTCTGCATTTGAAAACGACGATTTTTTAATCTTATATGTAATAAGTTTAATTCCTGTTTCTTCATAATATCTTTTAGAAAAATAAGTAATGCCAGTAGTATCATTTATTCCAAAATATTGTGCAGCTCTCTTTAAACTATATCCAGATTTAAGTAAATCAATTAAAGGATTAATAAACGCATCATATTGTTGGTCGAGAGTAGGTCTTATATTCTCTCTTTCTTTAGATATTCTATCTAATCTGGCCGCTTCTTTAGCCTTTTGCTTATCTGATTTAGTCTTTTTAAATCCATTTGCTTTCATTGTTTCTAAAGCCTTTTTTCTAGCTTCTTTTCATTCATTGGACTGATAATGCCTTTTTAACTTTTCAAGCCTTCCTTGCCTATTTAAATTCAATTTCTGAGTACTTCACATAAGATTATCTACACAATTATTTGTGGGATCATCATCTTTATGTTCTACTATATTACATTTATTAGGTTTATTTAAAAACGCCTCTGCTACTAATCTATGTACAAGATACTTTTTATCTTGTATGCTTACTAAATAATACCCCATATTATTCTTAAACTGAGATAATACTTTTCCTGTTAGTTCGTTCTTTATTTGACCTTCATCACTAACTGAATATCCTTTAATGTTTGTTGATTTCCAATTCATAATTTTATTCTTTTTTATTAATATATAATATATTCAAGAATTGTAATATTATTTTTAATAAAATATTTTTAATAAAAAGTTATTTTTTTATTGTAAAAATTTTGATTTTAAAAAAAATAATGTTATCTTTGCCTTGTAATTAGAAATAATTACTACTTTTATTAGTGCTAAAAGGGGTTTGGATTAGCTACCCAAACCCTATTTTTAGACATATATTGATTCAGTACCCGACCGACCTGTCGATTCAGTACCCATTAATAAAAGTAATACTATAATAAAAGTAATACTATAGGACTCAGCTCTTCGAGCTTTCGTTCCAGTAAAAAATTTAGCACTATGATTTATTTAAAAATTGATAAACGAGTAAAGGATTTGAATGACAAAGAAGCATATTATATGGCTTTACAATCTTATACACAGCTTCAAAATAAAGTATATACAAGAGATTACTTTGCAAAGTATTTAAAATGCTCTGTAGATTATATTAAAAAGATGAATAGTCATCTTTATAAAGCAGAGTTATTAGACTGCTCTACTAAGGTTATAATTAAAGATAATGGTAATGTTATAAAGACTAATACCTATAAATCAATACTAAATACATTTTTTATGGTTAAATTAGATTTTGTAATTAATAATATTGATAAGGATCTAAATTTATTGGGATTTGCCTTAAGAATTAGAAGTTTGGCATTTGATGATACTTTAAAAATTAAGTTAAATAAGAAGGATATAGCTAAAGAATTAGATATTACATATAATCTATTAAATAATAAGCTTAATAAGCTAAAAGAGTATGGATTTTACTTAGATAAAGTAGAAGATGGTTATCAGATAAGATATGAAGAGTTTATTAAGAATGAAGTAGTGCATTTAAATGAGCAGAATATTAGAACTATTAAGAATGTGCTTTCTACTCCCTCTGATAATAAATTATATAAGCAAACCGTTTATTTTGTAAAGAATAAGCTTTATTTAAGTCCAAAAGCTAATAATATCTATAATGACATACTTGCTGGTTTATTTGGATTAGACAGAAAACAAGATATTGAATACGACAATAAAGATATTTTTGAATTTTAATAAAAATAATTGCTTAAATATTTTGAGAATTAAAAACTTTTCATTATTTATTGTATTACAATAAAAGATATAATATTAACAATTAAAATTTATAAATTATGAAAACTATATTTAAATATGCAATTATTGCAACGATTATTTTAATGGGAATAGCTGGTATTAGAGTATATAATGCTTATGGAGAGTACCAAACTAAAACATTTGAATTAAGATTAGAAAGAGCAGAGTTAAAGCATAAATTAGATTCAGTAATGTGGTTTAATCCTGCAAGTGAAGAAGTATCTAATTTATATGAAGAATATTGTGATTTAACCCTTAAAATTAATAATATAAAATAATGAAAACAGATATAAGAAGCTTAGTCTTTATAAAGAATCTATTTAAAGATAAATATAATATAGAAATAGAATGATATAAAGATAATTATTCCAGATATGATGGAACATTTAATTGGAATGGAATTGATTATATAATAGAAGTTAAAAGAAGGAGATTTAATTCTAATAAATATCCAACAACTATTATTAATAGAGAAAAATTTGATCTACTATCCAGAAATAATTCTATATTAGTAATAATATTCGATGATGGTATATATATATTTAAAGATATAAAATCAGCCTTTATAAAAGACTCTATGAAATATGGGTGTTCTACAACAGATTTTGGAGGAACTTATGGATATTCATTAAAAACAGAGTTATCTTTAAAGAAAGCTATTAAGATAGATATAAATACAGAATTTAGTAATTATATAGCAAATGACGAATAATGAAATTATTACCAAATATTATGAATTCTGCTTAGAACTAAAGGTTAAATTTGGGATGGATGATGATTGTTTTCAAATTTGTCTACTGGCTTTACTAGAGACAGATAATGCCAAATTAAATAGTTTATTGGCCAAAAATGAATTAAAATACTGAATTGTAAGAGTATTTAAAAACAACTGGTTCAGTAAGAATAGCAGATACTATTATGCATATAAACGATATTATGATATTTTTATAACAGATAAAATTAATGATGATGGAGATCTGGAAGAATATAACGAATTACCCGAACTACCAGATTAGCACTTTAGGCAGAGTTAAAAGTGTTAGAGGAGTTATTAAACCTATGCAATCCAATAGTGGATATTCTTTTGTTTGTTTATATAATAAACAAGGTAGAAAAAATTTTTATATACATCGACTAGTAGCAGAAGCGTTTCTTTCAAATCCTAACAGTTATTGTGAAATAAATCATATTGATGAAAATAAATGCAATAATGTTATAGAAAACTTAGAATGATGTACAAGGTCTTATAATCTTACTTACGGCAATAGAATTAATAATTTTGTTAAAAACTGCCAGAATAATAAAAGCTCCAAGCGAATTGTGCAGTTAGATACAGATAACAATATTATTAAAGTATGACCTTCAATAAATGAATTAAAGAGAAATGGATTTGTTATATCAAACATTATTGCTTGTTTAAAAGGAAGACAATTAACTTCCAAAGGATTTAAATGAAAGTATTATGAAAAGGAAGATTAATATTGATGATTTACTTAATGAGTATGAAATAGACTATGATATGTTTACGAATACAGATGACAGATTATTAAGTATATATCCAAAATGGCTTGAGCTTAATAAGGCAGATAAGACAGTAATCATATTATATGCTGAATATCACAGTTATAGAGAAGTTGGAAGAATATTAGGAATTAGTCATACTACCATAGCAAGGTGTATAAGTAATATTAGAAATAAAATATGTGGAAGGATATAGCTAATTATGAAGGTCTTTATAAAGTAAATAATATCGGAGAAGTTTATAGTATAAGGACAAATAAATTTATTAAACCTACTATTAGAAATAACTACTTAGCAGTAGGACTATGAAAAAATGGAAAAGTTAAAATGAAGTCTATACATAGATTAGTAGCTGAAACATTTATACCAAATATATATAATTTACCAGAAGTAAACCATATTGACGAAAATAAGTTAAACAATAGAGTTGAAAATCTAGAATGATGTACTAGGAAATATAATACAAATTATGGAACTAGAAATAAAAAGATTTCTTCTTACCTTTCAAAACCTGTAGCTCAATATGATCTTAACGGAACTCTAGTTAAAAAGTATAATTCTATTAAAGAAGCTGCGGAAGCTTTAGGTAAGTGTGATTATTCAATTCGAGCTTGTTTATATGGCAAATATAAAACAGGTTATAATTATGTATGAAGATTATGTTAGAATTATTTATAATAACTGCAATAATAGTTTTTATAATTGATTTATCTGGAGCTTTAGATAGTTTTAAACATAGTATTTGAAAAATGCTATTTAAAGGTATACCATATAAAGAAGATTGAAGACTCAAACCTTTAGATTGCAGTTTGTGTATGACTTGGTGAATTGGATTACTATATATTCTTATTACAAGTCAATTTTCAATTTTAATGGTTGGATATATTGCATTATTAGCATTTATGACTCCAATTATTAAAGATATTATGATATTATTAAAAGATGCATCTACTAAGTTGATAGATGTTATATACAAACTTATTAATTAAAAATTATATTTTATGGAAACAGAAGTTATTTATCATTACAAGAATGGAAAGTTAATTTCTATATTTACTTATACTAAAAAGCGCTAATTATGAAACAATTAACAGAAGAGCAGTTTAAATATTTAAGAGGATTTGAAGATAGATTTGTAACTGCAACTAAGTCTAATTATTGCAGAAATGTACAAAAGCAGGATGTAATTAAGCTTAAAGAGATTTATGAATGTTTAATTGAACAAGAATATAGAATGAGCGTAGCTTGTGCTACTTGTATACTTAATCTTATAAAGAGGATTGCCCCAATCTATTTTGAATATCAAGAAAAACTAAAGGAAAATGAAAGTAAAGAATCAGGAACTGCCGAAGAAAACAGGGAGACCGAAAAAGGCAGAGGTAGAAAAGGAACAAATAGACGAAGTAAAGACTAAATATCTTTATGCTGCAAGGTTATTTAACAAAGGATGGTCAAGGAATAAAGTAAGTGAAGAACTTCAAAGTAAATATAATGTAAGCCAATCAACAGCTGCAAGATATATTGGAGAAGCTTATAAGATAATTGCTGAAAAGAATGATAACCTTATAAAAAACCTTAGACATATACAATTATCAAGATTGGAATCATTACTGGATACTGCTATTAGTAAGGGAGATATTAGAGCTGCAAATGAGATTATTAAGACTATAAATAGTATGTTTGGATTAAATCAACCTGAGACTATTGTAGCTATTCAGAATAATGAAGTCCAGTTTAAATTTGGAGATCCAATTAACAATGACAAAAATATATAAAGGATATAGCCCATTTATCTATCAATTAAAGGTACATACTGCTATGAATGACTCATATAGGTCTGGTAAAATCTTTACAATTAAAGCAAAGAGACAGGTAGGTAAATCGTTCTTGGCAGAAAATGAATTATTGAGATTCGCTATAAATTATCCTGGGAGTGTTAATTGTATAGTTGAACCAACTCTTGGACAATCTAGAAAGGTATTTAAAGAACTTGTACAAGCTGTTATAGACTCTGATATATTAAAGAGAAAGAATGAAACCTTATTAGAATTAGAGTTTAATAATGGCAGTTCTATACTATTTAGATCTGGAGAACAAATGGATTCATTACGAGGATTCTCAGTCAGTGGATTATTAGTACTTGATGAGGCAGCTTATCTTAAAGATGAAGTATTTGAAATTATTAAGCCTACCACTGATGTATGGAATGCTCCGATACTTATAATTAGTACTCCAAGGTTTAGAGAAGGATTCTTTTATGAATGCTTTAAAAAGGGCTTTGATGGTAATTTTAGTAAATATTATCAATCCTTTGATTGAGCATTAGAAGATACTTCTATGCTGTTAAGTGAGGATAAACTTGAAATGTATCGCCTTACAACCTCCAAAAATAAATTTAGAACTGAATATCTTGGAGAGTTTGCAGATGATGATGGTTGCCTATTTAATAATATAGCTAACTGTATAATTGATAAAAAACCTGAATATCATAATCTCTATATTGGAGTTGACTGGGCTACTGGTTCTGGTAAAGACTATACTTGTATTACAGCTTTAAATGAAAATGGGCAGATGGTCTTTATAAAGTATTTTAACGACAAAACTCCAACAGAACAAGTTGATTTACTGACAAATATATTTACTGAGTATCAGGGATTTATAAAGATAGTTCAAGTCGAACAAAACTCAATAGGTTCAGTGTTTTATGATATGTTAGTTCGGAAGAATCTAAAAATCAGGATTATAAGATTCTTAACTACTAATAAGTCTAAGGCAGCTATTGTAAATAAGCTACAAGCGGCATTAGAAAACGAAAAGATTGGTATTTTAAAGGATGATAAACTATTAAATGAATTAAGACTATATGAAGCCAGTTATAATCCAAAGACTGGAAATGTATCATATAATGCTCCATCTGGCTTTAATGATGATACTTGTATATCTTTAATGTTAGCTTATGATGCTTTAAATACAAATAAAGGAACTTATAATATTGCAATTAAATAATGATAAAGAATTGGAATGAAATGGATTTATCTCATTATAAAAGACTGTTTGAGATAATACGAAAAGACTGGGAAAATGAATTAGATATGAATTTAGCTATGGTATCTGTACTTAGTGATATACCTATAGAAGATATAACTAATATGGAAGTAAACAAGCTACAAGAGTTTATAAATAATCTTAAATTTATAGAGACCCCCTATAAGCCAAAAACTCCAGAAACTACTTATAATATTGGAAATAAAGAATATAAAGTCTTTTTTAATGTTAATAAGATGACGGCCAGTCAATATATTGACTTTCAGAATTTTTATAAGCAGTATGATGATTTTATGCCTAATCTAGCAGCTTGTTTCTTACTACCTAATGGAAAGAAGTATGGAGAAGATTATGACCCTATTGATGAGGCAGAATTCTTAAATACTCATCTAACAATAGATATATTTTCAGACATAATGTTTTTTTTTGTAAACTTATTGCAAGTATCAACGCTGAGTACCCTACACTCTTCGGAAAGGGAGATGAAGAAGAGACTAAGGAAAACCAAGGACAAACTGGAAAGGAGGAAACTTCTGAAGAGCTTAATACAGACGAGACGATTAATCCTTTTACTCAAAAATGAAGCTGAATTATCTGAATAGACAGAGTTAGTGAAGTTACCAGATTTAATTGACATCAGATATATGATATGCAGATTAAAGAGTTCCTGAATCTTATATGCTATGTTATAGATAAAGCTAATGAAGAAAATAGACAGATTGAAGAATGAAAAAGAAAACATTAACTGTAACCTTTTTACTCATATTTGGTACTAAGATAATATAAAAAAGTTACATATAAAATAGGGAGTAAACCTCCCTATTTTCATTAGCTACTAATATATAAAATAATATATTTTAACAAAAATGAATATTCAAGAATTAAAGTTCTCAAATTTAAGTGAGCTATTAAGGAAGTGAGGAGATCTTATAATTTCTCTTTATAGACAGGAATTAGTTAAAACCAGATCTGATGACACTGGAGCATTAGGTAATAGTTTAAACTATATAGTTGAGACTCAGGATGGAGACTATGAGGTTAATTTTAGCTTATTAGATTATTGAGAATATGTTGAAGAAGGCAGAGCTGCTGGTAAATTTCCTCCATTATCTGATATAAAGAGTTGGATTAAAACTAAGCCAGTAATTCCAAGACCTTATAATGGCAAGTTACCTACTGTAGATCAACTTGCATATTTAATTGGAAGAAAGATACATCTTCAAGGAACTCAAGGAAAACATCCACTTGCTAATACTATAGAATATATAGAGAACAACTATATGGAACTTCTTGATGATGCTATAACTAAAGACTTACAAGGACAAGTAGATTATTATTTATTTAAAAACTTTTAAAAATGGCATTTATACCAAGTAAATTAGGAATATATAATGCATCAAGGAGTTTTCCTGTTAAATGGAATAATCCTGGATGGGGAATTACTGGAGAATATGATTATTGGACTTGGGGAGATGATTATACTGAAGAAGGGCCTTTAAATGTAACTATACAGGATCCAAGTAAAGAAGGATGTACAATACAATTTTTATCTCCTACAACAATAACTACTGATTCTTCTACTGTATTTCATTTTTATCCTAGAGGTATTACTACTGCTTTATTAGGGGAAGATTTACCAATTAATTTACATAGTAAAGCTCCTGGATATTATCCTGCTAATGGCACCATTAAAGTACCAAATACTGGTGGAGAATATACAGTAGAGTATATATTAAATAGATCAGATATTATTAAATGAGATGCAGCAGTTGTTAATGCTACAGCTTTAGTTAATATGGAAGTTCTGGATTGGGATTCTTGCTCTATTAAGTTTAAATTCACAGTAAGAGCTAATACTCAATGGAATACAGATTTAACTGGAACTATCCAATTAGGAGCTTATTATGAAACTAATAAGTTTATTTCTTATAGTTATGGCTTTACTATTGAAAAAAGTAATACTCCAGAAGATTTAAAGCTAGTAGTAACTCCTTCATCTGGAACTTATGGAGCATCTGCTTTTGTTACTGAAGAATTCCATTTAAGTACAACTAAAGCAGAAGAAACAATTACCTCATTTAATGTTACCTGCCCTCAAGCTAGTAATATTAAAAAGGATATTGTTGATAACTATTTTGTATTAGCTGTTCCAGAGAATAAAACTACTAATAATTTAGAGTTTAGTGCAATGGTTACTGCAACAACTTCTGGAGGTTATAATCTTGAAGCTACAGTTCCAATTAAACAAGCTGCAACATCTTTAATGATTCCTAATACTAATTATGAAGTAAGTTGAACTGCATCTACATTAAATATAACTGGTACAGGCTCAAACAACTTAGATGATGTTGTATTTAGCATTCCTGTAGGTTGGATTAGTGGTCAGAAGTTCTCTGTGAATCCTCAAGGTGTAGCAACTATTAGTTTGAACATTGCAGAAAATTCAGGTTTATCTTCTAGACAAGCAACTATTGGAGTATCTGTTATAAAGAATAGTTCAAGTATTATTAATTTATCTATTAATATTACACAATCTGTTAAATCTGATATATCTCCTATTTGGAAAGATTATGTTTGGAATGAGATAATCAGTTCAGATTTTATTGAATATCATCTAGATTATGCAGGAGATATGGTTTATGCTGGCAAGGCTTATAAATATCCTGAAACTGATAGAGTAGAGTTTTTATTAAATAATGTTGCTGAGAATTATCTATCTAATGGAATTATATTTAATACTTCAAAAACAATAGTATCTCCAGAATATTTGAAACCATTTACTTTGATAACATCTAGTGGAAATGAAAAACCAATTACTTTCTTCAATGACTGGAGTTATAAAGATAGAGATTTGACTAAAGGTACTATGTTAAGTGATCCTATTACTGGTTTAGTTGATCCAAGACAATATTTAGTAGCAAGTTGAATTTTACCAACTGGAACGGGAGTTGTTAATAGATTTTTTTATGTAGATGGAACATCAACTGCTATAGATATTAGTTTAAATTCTGGAATTAATGGATATACATATACAGAAGATTTAAGCAATAAACTATGGCCTTGTGGGAGCTATTTAATAGTAGGATTTGTAGAAGGTGGAAATATTAGTGATAGACAGATTAGATATGATATAGATACCACAGGTAAAGATTATGTATTATATTATACTAATTCAGCAGGAGGATGGGATTCATTACTTGTTGAGGGTAATGTTAGAAAGACTGATGAAATTAAATCTGAAACATATACTCGCAAAGTATTAAATACATCTCAAGAATTTGCAAGGAATAAGTATTTAAATACTATAACTTCAAGCTGGATTCTTTATACTGGTTATTTAAATGATATTCAAGCTTCTAAGATGTTTAATTTAATTGAGAGTACTAAAGTATATTTGCATAATCTTAAAGATAATACTATTACTCCAGTATTAATTACAGATACAAATTGTGAATATAAAACTTATACTAATCAAGGTAAGAATAAGTTCTACTATACAATTAATGTAGAAACTTCTCAAGATACTTATCGTAAATAATTATGAGAAAGAATATTAAATTATTTATTGCAGGAAAAGAAGTACATTGTTCTGAAGGCATATCATTACCAATGACTTATACTGTAGAAGATTTTCAGAATCCAACAATAGTAAAAAATTCATTCAGTAAGACTATAAGCATTCCAGGAGACAAAAATAATAATAAGATTTTTGGAGAGATTTATAAGTTAGATAGATTTCTCCATATAAAAGAAGGTAATTTCTCTGGAGTATATTTTGATCCTTCAAAACGAGTTGATTTTGGAATCTATAATAATGACTATTTAGTTGAATCTGGATATATGCAATTAAATAGTATATCTATAAAACAAGCTGTTATTACTTATAATATTACTTTATATGGAGGATTAGGAGATTTCTTCTATGGACTTAAATATAAAGAAGATGGATCATTAAGAACTCTTGCTGATTTACAATACTTTATTACAGATGAGGAAGGTAATGTTTTACCTGCTGATACTGAAATGGATTTTTATATTAATAAAGATTTTGTAAATAAATCATTTAATAATTATTGGAATAGCGACTTTACTACATTAGATAGCTTTGTTGGATTTATTCCTGCATATAATGGTTTATATGAGAATTTTGACAATGAAACTTGTTTAATAAATACAGCAGGAGACACTCTATTTCCCAAATCTGCAAGCGATGGAGGAACAACATATACTCCATATAATGGTTATGCTTTAGCACAATTAAATAGAGCTTATACAGAATGGGAAATAAGAGACTTACGCAGTTATATGCAAAGACCAGTGTTAAAACTTTCTAAGCTTATAGAAACTATTTGTAGAAAAGAGAATTCTGGATATGATGTAATATTTGATGATTACTTCTTTAATTATGCAAATCCTTATTGGAGTAAATCATTTGTAGCTCTTCCATTACTTGGAAGTAGTGAAGATGAAGAATCAGATTCTATTAAAGAGAATGCAAAGCTTATTAAATATGGAGCAGATAACTGGTGAGTAGGATTAAAACCTGGAGGAACAACAACCTCATATAATTGAGGGTATACTTCTGTTGATGGCAGTGAGGTGATAGTTCCTGGAGAAGGAAATATTATTGATTTATCTGCAACGCCTGCTAATACTTTAGTAAACATCTCAATGGACTTTCAGGTATTCTTTAATGCTAATGCTAGTTCCTCTGCAAATAATCTTTATTTATCCTATGTACGCAATGGAAAAATGGGAAATATTGAGTATCATAATGATCCATATAGAACATCTTTAACTGTTCAGATACTTGTATATGATGCAGATGATGAATCTGTTCCATCTAGACCTATAGCTTATTCTCCATTATATAACTTTACAAATAAGATTAATACTCAAGTTCAAGCTGGACCATCTACTTGGTTTAATTATTATCCTCTTACTGATGCTCCTGTTGAGGCTATTTATGGCCATTTTGTTAAAGATAGTGGGCAGAGGTACTATTTTAAAAGTGATACTGGAAGCAATACCTTTAGATTTGTGGTTAAAGATATGCCAAAAGTAAATAAGATAAGGGTGTCAATTCAATTTGCCAGAAGAACAGAAAGTCTCTATAATCAAGATGCTTTATGGATTTCAGATAATATGAACCCAAATAATGTTACTGCATCAAGAGTAGCAGGATGGTCTGAATTTTTATATGATTCAGATCAATATACATTAATTGCAAGTTGGCCATCGGCTGTAACATCTGATGCTCTTATTACTAAGCAGAAGCTTTTAAAGACAGAATCTACACCTGCGGATTATTTACTTAGCTATGCTAAAATGTTTGGATTATATTTTATTAAAGATATAGATTCCAAAACTATTAGAATATTTACCAGAAACAACTTCTTTAAAAATAAGATAACAGATTGGTCTAAACGAATTGATTATTCAAAAGATTTTTCAGTTAATCCATTATTATTTGATAAGAAGTGATATACTATGAAACAAGAAGCTCCTGAGACGTATTATGCAAAGAAATATAATAAACAGTATGATATAACTTATGGGCAACAGAGATTAGATACAGGATATAATTTTAATAGTGATAATACAGATTTATACTCAGATAACTTATATGAAAATGTAATATCTGCAAGAGATGTAGATAAGTATTATAGAAACTATTTTAATAGTTCAAGTTCACCTGTTCCTTGCTTCTTAAATGATAATATTACTTATCAATTATTCCATTCTACGTCTACTGAAAGAAAAACAAACGATCAGGATCTTTATGGAGTAAATTTCATTGATTCATCTAAGACTACAGAGTGGTGGGATGTTCCTGGTAATGATATATTTGCAAAGACTTGTTTCTATTCATTAGATAATGATGAGCAAAGTTTAGAAGAAATTAAATCGACATTACTATTTTATAATGGCAATGTAGAGATGAAAGATATTGATGGCAATCCTATTACATATTGGATTACTGATGATGTTACAGAAATGTCTGTATTAAATGATTCTGAACCTTGCTATTTATATACTACTAGAGAAACTAATGAAGCTGGTGCTAAGATTGCAATTAAAAGAACCTCTTTACCACAATTCATAAGATATAATATATCAAGTAATTATGTAATATCTAGTTGGGATTTTGGATTACCAAGAGAAATTTATATAGATAAAATTGCATATCCAGAACAAAGTGTTATTTATTCTCAATTCTGGAAAGAGTTCTATAATGATCAATTTGATGTTAATACTAAGAAAGTTACTTGTTTTGTAAAATTAAATGATTTACAAGTAAACTTTGATATGTTAAGACAGTTTTACTATTTTGAAGATAGTTATTGGGTATTAAATAAGATAGATGCTTATGATATTAATTCTGATGCAACTACTAGATGTGAATTTATAAGAGTTCAAGACATCAATAATTATATAGGAGGAGTATCTACTTTAGGTAAATACATAGAAGTAAGTGACCCAGAAGTTACTGTAGGGTATGAAGCTGGAAGTAAAATTGTAACTATAGAATCTAATGTTCCTTGGAAAGTTAGTTGGTATAATAATTTGAAGATTACAAATATTTCACCAATGGAAGGATTACCTGGAATTAGTACTATGACTATTGAATATAATGAAAATCCTAAATATATTGAAGATAACTTCTATTTAAGTTTAGTAGCTCAATCTGATATTTATGAAAGATTAGGACAAGTATATTTTTATCAAACTCCTGATCCATCTAAATCAGTAAAGCTTTCTGGAAAAGTAACAGATGCAGATGGTAAAGTATTAGATGTACAACCTTATATCTATGTAGATAATGACAACTTTGTAGATAGTACATATTGTGATGCAACAACTGGAGAGTACTATTTATATGTTCAAAAAGGAGTTCCATTCCATTTTGAAGTACAATTATCAAGTGTTGTTAAATATGAGGAAGAACTTACTTTAAATGCAGATACTATTAAAAATATTACTATTTAAATATGGCTGAAGAAATTAAAAAGGTAATTAGTATTGATACTAAATCAAGTAATAAATCAATAAATTCTTTAAAGAAAGATATTGACGCATTATCTAGTTCTCTGAATGATTTAGAGATTGGTACTAAGGAATATAATGAAACTCTTGCATTACTAGGTAAAAGACAATCAGAGTTCAATAAAATTAATGAGCAGATAGCAAGATCTTCAAGAACTACTGCACAGAGATTTGAAAGTGTAGCTAAAATATCCACTGGCTTAGCTAGTGGATATGGTGCTGCAACTGCTGCTATTACTTTATTTGGGAAAGAATCAGAAGATTTAAATAAAGTAATGGTTAAGTTACAATCTACTATTGCTTTAGTTCAAGGTGTGGGAGGTATAAAAGATTTATTAGAAGAATTACCCACTTTAGGTAATTGGTTTAAGAAATTAACTGATTTTATTTCCCCATTTAATACAGGATTGAATAATGCTGCCAAAAACCTTAATCAGATTGATACATCTAAGCTTAATAGCATTGGCACATCTGTTGGTAATGTTGGAACTGAATTAGGTAATATCTCTAAAGTAGTCAAGGATTTAGAAGGCACCAATATTAATTTTAAAGGAGGTATGATTCAAGGAGTAATGGGCACTCCTGCTGGAATATCTGCTACTAATAAGAGTGTATCTAATACCATTCCCATAGTTGGCAAATTTAATGATACTGTTAAGAATTCTGCTAACAGTATGAAAGTCACCAGTGAAGAGTTAGAGAGATTAAAAAGGAATTCTCCAGCAATTGCAGCCGCATTGAATAAACAAGCAGATGCTGCGAAAGGGCTGGCAGATGGGACTTCACAAGCTGCTAAGGCAACTACAGCATTTTCAAAAGCAACTACAGCTCTTAAAACTATTGGTAATGTAACAGTATGGATAGCTTTAGCTACAGCTATTGGATTAGCTATTAATAAGGTAATAGATTATGTATCTTCTATAAGAACAGCTGCTAAAGAGCAAGAAGAATTTAGAAAATCTATCACTGATGCTACTAATCAAATTTCTTCTAAGTCTATTGCTATATTTAAAGAGCTTCAGATAGCATATGAGAGTGTTGGAGATTCAGCAGATGATAAACGTAAATTCATTGAGCAATATTCAGATAAGATTAAAGAGACTGGATTAAATATTACTGATGTAAAGACTGCTGAAGATGCCTTTGTAAATAATACAGGCAATTATGTAGAAGCCTTAGAAGCAAGAGCTAAAGCACAAGCTATTGAACAGGCAGCTATCAAACTTTATGAAGAATATCTAAATAAACGCACCGAATTAGAGAATAAGATTGAAGATACTAATTTTGGGGAAGCTTCAGCTTGGCAGGCTTTTAAAGCTACAGCAATGTTCTGAAAAGATTATTCAAATACAATTTATGAGTATACAAAGCAAAATAAAGAGAATACTTATAAACAGTTGGATGATTTAAATAAAGACATTGAGAAAAGGATTAAAAAGCTATTTGAGGATGTAGCAGATACTAATAAAAAGTATGGTGGGTTCTTTAATATTCCAACTATTACAAAGAACACTACTGAAGCTAAGAAGGTAATAAATGAATTTGATGAATGGCTTCAAAAGAGATTAGAGGATAAAGACCCAGTAGATGAACTTGAAGATGAATATATTAGACTATTAGCATTAGCTATTAAGTATAATAGGGGAATTGAAGAGGTAGAAGCTTGGCATCAGGAAGAGCTTAAAAAGATTAGAGATAAAGCTAGAGCTGATGAAGAAGCTAAGCGTAAGGAAGATGCAGATAAAGCTTGGAATGATCTACAGTCTGAATTAAAAAGGATTAGAGAT